ATGAGGTCTCAGGAGGGAGCGACGGGAATGGTGAGTATCCTGAGCGGTACTGAAAGTCGCAGTACACTGCGGGGGGGATTAGGCGACGCACAGCCCTAATAGCTGAGGCATTAGACTTAATAAGAGAGCGATTCGCTCTAGCAGTCTTAGGCAGATACTTAGCGCGTACAGCCGTTGAAGCCCCCCGCCGTTTACGAGTAGAACTTTTCCTCCTACTCATACGATTGAACGAGACTCGTACCATGATTTACGAGCTCGCAACATTTTTTTTGTCGACACACCAAAAAATGACTCAGAGGTTGACGGGTAATACTAAACCGTCAACCAGAAAGAGACTGCGAAACGTTTGTTTCACACTAAACAACCCAAAGGGTACCCGATGTGCGTTCATAGACCAATTGGTGGCTACGAACAAGATATCCTACATAGTCGTTGGTAGCGAAGAGGGGGAATCGGGAACCCCACACTTCCAAGGATATGTCGAATTCGTGGGACAGGAGACATTCGCGTGGATACACGATTTGCTACAACATGCCCACATAGAGCCCCGAAAAGGGACTCCCGAAGAAGCCCAAAGATATTGCATGAAAGACAATAATTGGACAGAATGGGGTACATTAAGCAGACCTGGAACAAGGTCCGATATAGGCCAAGTAGCTGCCGACATAGCAGCGGGTGTAAACTTGTCCAAAATTGCTAGGGATTATCCCTGTCAATTTATAAAATTTAATAAGGGCTTTTTAGCGCTAAAGTCTGCACTGATAGTAAAAAGATCAGAAAAGCCAGAAGTAAGAGTGTACTATGGTACTACCGGGACGGGAAAAAGCTTCAGGGCCCGCGAATGGCTGCCCGACGGTTACGTCTGGCACCCCCAGCAGGGGCAGTGGTTCGATGGGTACCAAGGAGACACTGAAGTCGTTTTCGAAGAGTTCCGCGGTCAGATACCGTTTGGTATGATGCTTTCGCTTCTAGACCGTTATGACTGTAAAGTACAGTACAAAGGCGGCGTTTCAGAATTCTGCGCCACCAAGATAGCTCTAACGAGCCCAGTACACCCTAGGGAGTGGTACTTGAATAACGAGAACGATAGGGTTGACCAATTAATCCGTAGAATTACTAAGGTGACCCTATGTGAATATGAGGAGGAACTTCCGCCTCATATTATTCTAGCCGAATAACTGGCCGGGGCCGCCTCCGGCGGGGGACCAAGTCCCCGTTTTTTTTTTTTTTTTGCTTCCCCCCCCACCCCCCAACTTGAAATATCACTATAAGAATTATTTCTATAGTAGGAAATTATTATTTTAGTAGTGATTCTCGCGTGAAAGAATTATTTCTACGCTGAGTTGAAGGTGGTGTAAAGGGCATCCCAATCTAATCAAACGGGATCATCATCTACTTCATTGGTATTTCCTTTGAAAAAAGTGAGTAGATAGTATCGCTGATGAGGGGCAAGCTGGTCCATAGACATTTGGACCCAAGGAGTGCCAATAGGCTGCCTAAGGCGAATATTAGGCTTGAGATTGACTTGGCCTTTGGCCCAGGTGGTGTCCGGATTTCCTGCAAACTCGACACCAGTAACAAGCTCGGTTTTAGGCTGCATCCAAGCATTAGACATGAGGCTCAAATGTCGAACATAATGGACTTTAAAGACGGCAGGGTTCAGCCGGGGATTGTAGTTTAAGTCCCCATAGATGTAATCCTCGTCGACAGAGAGATTAGCTTGATCTATAACACGATTGGCGGCATCCTTGCGGAGAGTGACAATAAACGTAGATATTTGACACCAATTTGCCTGCCCAAGTGAGTACCGCAGATTAATGGACACGCGTTTAATCAGTGTGGCAGAGGAGAGTAAGACATTAGGGTCTTGCCGAAGCACTGGTTGCCACAGAGTCTGAAAGCCTGGACCTGGATCCAAGGGCTTCCTAGGGCCCATAAGGTCGGCGACCTGGATGTTCCAAAATGAGGTCTCAGGAGGGAGCGACGGGAATGGTGAGTATCCTGAGCGGTACTGAAAGTCGCAGTACACTGCGGGGGGG